ACCGACTGAGCTAAGGAAGAGTATTGCCACCTTCTTTGTTGCGGTTGCAAAGGTAATACAACTTCTTCATATACGCAAATGCTTCCCCCACTTGCCCGCAACAATATCCGTAGCCACCCGCACTCCCATCGCCGCCTCTACGCACGTCTACCAGCATCAGCCACCCGCCACTTCTTGGCAAAGACCTTGCCCTCTCTCAGACAGCTACTGAAGGAGGTGCTCCCAACCTATACTGGTCAGCGAGTCAACCTATATAGGTCGGCGGCGTGACCAATATAGGTCACGAAGCGAAGCTATATAGGTCAACCCATCGACCTATACAGCTTCACACACCGTCCGATTGTCAAGCAACACCCAGCCGGGAAGACAGAAGTGGTTCACACGATTATACCTCACCGAAGTGATACGCAAGCCCTTCGCCTTATCGCAAGTACTTCTCTTATTCAGCGGAGGGAAAAGCATCGTTCTCGTGAAGAAAGAAGCTCCTTCTCGTAGTGGTTTTCTTCTATCTATGCACGTAGTCTTAAAGACCAGGCACGTAAATCCAAATATCCACGCACGTAGATATTAGAGCCACGTACGTAGCCCAAACTTTTCTGCCACTCGTCCGCAACTTTTATCCATATGCAGAGCAACAACCGATTACCATAACCACCAAATGTGCAGTAGTAAACAAGCCTCTGTTGTGATTAGCTTCCAGATTCCGTACCTTCACACTTGCTAATACAGCTTGTAGCGAATGGGAGATAATCTCGAAGAGTTACCTCAGACTGTATCTGATGTGCTAATTCTTGAGGTTATCTCCTTGTTCTCTTCCACTATACTGTAAAAACATAGCTTTCCACGCTCTTGGCGTACGATTATGAGCGAAGGTGTCCCCTGAATACTGGTGCGGAAGTAGTGATATCTGAATGGACGCCCCTTAAAGTCCCCAGCATACCCGATATAGCCAGACCTTTTGATTAGCATCTCGATTTCTCTTATAGCGTTATTCTTCGCCATGTAGTTCTTGTGAGGCTGATTGATGGCTTCCTTCAGCCCACCCACCGTGAATGAGATGGGCTGGGCGAACTCAGGGCGAACAATTTCTTTCCCGACAAGCATCTTCTTCGCCTAGTCTAATATGTTGTGATTAGCTTCCTGATTTCGTACCTTCATACTTGCTAATACAGCCTTACCTGTCCAAGAGCAAGAGCAGGATTGCTGTGATTAGCTTTCAGATTTCGCACCTTCACACTTGCTAATACAGCCACTACGTTTAGTATGTCTGCTGGTATGCTGCTGTGATTAGCTTTCAGATTTCGTACTTTCACAGTAGCTAATACAGCTATAAAATTTGTCCGTAGTTCTTTGCAGGCGCTGTGATTAGCTTTCAGATTTCGTACTTTCACAGTAGCTAATACAGCGCCACGCTGGAGTGCCTGCACGTCTTCACGGCTGTGATTAGCTTTCAGATTTCGTACTTTCACAGTAGCTAATACAGCCTTGCTTCAATCTTTGTGCGGAGGAGCTTTGCTGTGATTAGCTTTCAGATTTCGTACTTTCACAGTAGCTAATACAGCCGTTGTCATGGAGCAATTGAAGAGCTGTGCGCTGTGATTAGCTTTCAGATTTCGTACTTTCACAGTAGCTAATACAGCACTCTCCGTCATTACCCTTGTAGCACCTTGGCTGTGATTAGCTTTCAGATTTCGTACTTTCACAGTAGCTAATACAGCATTCGCAAGCTGGAAGAAGCAGGCTTTGAAGCTGTGATTAGCTTTCAGATTTCGTACTTTCACAGTAGCTAATACAGCCGTAGTGCTTTAATTCACGCGCCGAAGCGTGCTGTGATTAGCTTTCAGATTTCGTACTTTCACAGTAGCTAATACAGCTAGACGCTCAAAATCTATGTACCTGCGCTCGCTGTGATTAGCTTTCAGATTTCGTACTTTCACAGTAGCTAATACAGCAGACCCTGCAGAGGAGTCTATGCGACAAGCACTTAGTGGAAGGATTTAGAAAGAGAAAAGCCCGTGGATATCCACGGGCTTTTCCTTTACTTAGCGACTTTTCCAATCCAAGATCTCACAGCATATCGAAGAGCCCTGGGAGCTGAACGGCATCAGTCGGCTTGCGCGAAGAGAAGTGCTCCATCATACCAAACTGCTTGTCAGTAAGCGTCATGATCACCACCTCACCCTCATCGGGGAGCATCGCCTTGACCCGCCGCACATGCGTCTGCGCCTGCTCCATACTCGCACAATGGCGCATATAGATGGAGTACTGAAACATCGTGAAGCCATCCTTCAGGAGCTCTTGCCGGAAGCTGGTAGCCGCCTTACGCTCCTTAGGCGTACCCGTAGGGAGGTCAAAGAAGACAAAGACCCACATGATGCGGTATTCACTTAGTCGCTTGGCTCGCATGACAAGAGGGGATAAGCCAAGCGACGAGCCTCACCCGTGAAGCAACGCAGGAGCGAGGTCGCCGTCTGCGCCGCAGCCAGCATCAGCGGGCGACGCTGTCCCTCGATCTCCACATCCAGCGTCGGGAGGGCGAGTAGCCGTGCCTTGATCTCCTTCGTCAGCTCCGTAGGGAAGCCCTCCTCCTCACAGATCTCCACGACGAGCAGATCCACATAGGGGCGGTAGGGCTCCATGATGTCGTCCGCCAAGCAATAGGCATTATACTTATTGTGGTGATGGATGCCGAGTGTCGGGAGGAGACCACAGCCGACGAGGGCACGTGCGATGATAGCTCTAAGGATGGCATAGCCGTAGTTCAGGAGCGAGTTCGGAGCAGCCTCTTCTCGCTCCCGCACGAAGCCCGGAAGGGAGATGAAGAGATTGCGCCAATAGAAGGCCGCAGCCCGCGCCTCAAGATTGTCTGCATCCCCACTCTTGACCTGGCGGGACCAGGCGAGCATATTCTTCGCTGGCTCTCCCAAGACGGAATGCAGGGCATGGGCTTGGTTGAGGATCTTCGCCTGCACCGTCTGCTGCCAGAGCTGCTTCCTCAGGGGGAGCGAGGCATCGAGCTGCGCTCGGAAGCGCTCGGTCTGGAGCGTATGTCCATCCAGCGGGAGGAGCAGTCCCGAGGGCATGTGCGTCGCCGAGCAGGTCACGACAGCGCAATTATTCTCAAGCAAAGCCTCTAAGAGAGCGTGGGTGATCGTGATCTGTGGGTGGTCGAGGAGGACGACCCCGATATCCTCTATCGGGATCGTCCGTACCGTCATCTCACGATCATCCGACGGCTGCCGCACCTCCAGCTGCTTGAGACGCAGGGAGAGGTAGGCAGGATTGCCGATATAGATCGTTCGCTTCATCATGGTAGCAGGAAAGCATCAGAGCAGAGAGATACGCCCGAGAAGATCGACACGCACCTTGCGCAGATTCCTCTTTTCGTAGTCCTTTAGACTTCGAATACGATAGAACTTCGGTATATAGCCCGAGCTATTCCTCATATCTGACACACTCGTTTCCAAGTGATAGCGGAAATAATAGTCTCTTGAGGATATCGCCTGCACACGGTAGAGGTGCTCACTGAGCTTACGGTAGTCCTGTGCTTCGAGAGCTCGCTGAAGCTCCTCATCTGACAGACCAATGATGACCATCTCATCCTGCTGGAGAGAGTCAACAAATACCCAATCGGAAGATGGGAGCAAGTTCTGTATCGCCTCTGGGATATCTCCTCGCTGTAGGACTTGCTCCATGACCTCACGCGGATACGTGATGACTAAGGGGATGCCATAGCGCGCACGGTCTACAGCGTCCCAGAAGGTCACAATAGACTCTTCGAGCTTGCCCTTAGGAGTACGATAGATCGCCAGATGATGATTATTGCGAGGCGAGACAAATCCAACAGCGTCGCCCTGCTCATCATACTTCACCGCCTTCATCTTACCCCGATCCAGCCCAGTGAAGCAGCGCACACTGCGAATGGGCCCCTGCGTACCCGCTTCATCCATGTATACATCTCCCGCAAAGGCTTCCTTCTCCTTGCCTCCGTGCTGTGCGAGAAGCTCCTTCAGACGCTTCCTCAGAGCCAAGTCAACGACGTAGTCTACATCCTTAGCCTTGAGGCTGTGAAGGTCGTACTTACAGACGATCTGCGGCTCCCCATTGACCGTGATCTGCCCATAGACCGTCTCCTTCGAGAGCGGACCACGGGGCACTAAGAGTCCCGACTGCACGCACTTCTTCCCATGACGGAGGTAGATATTGCGTCCGCGGGTGACGACGCGCTTCCCAGGGCGGTAGGAGATGAGGATCTCAGCGACCTTATCGCTGACGGCACGCACCGAGAGGTGGGGGCGCTGCGTCAGCCAGCGCTCTAGGAGGGAGAGCTTATCGATCTTCGTCACCTTCTGCATCTCGATCTCTCCGCTCATCGCCTCACGCTCACTCTCGGAGCTTACACGATTGAGGCGCTGGATATAGCCCTGACGAGTCGAAGCCACGACGAGGGCATCGATAGCATGGTGGCGGTGATCCTTACGCTTTGACCAGTCCTTGATGCGAAGCTTCTCGGTCGTCTCGCCCTCACGAGATACACGCTCCGTCTCACCCATAGAGTCGTAGCGATCGAGGTTGAGCGTATGGAGGATATCATCATAACCCCAGAGACTGCGAAGTCGGGCAGTCACTCCACCCTCGCTCGCAGACACACGGCGGATACCCTGCTGGAGGATGGCCATAGCTTGGCGTGAGATGTACTGTGTCAGACGCAGCTGGCGCTCGAGGAAGTCGGAGGGGATATCCTCCTTCAGCCAGCGTAGGCGCTGGTGCTTGCTGTAGGAAATCGCCTTCTTATCCAGCAGGCCATTGATACGCTCCACATACTCGGCTTCCCAGCCCTTCGCACGGATGTACTCGAGAGCGGTGCGATTGCCCTTCTCCTTGTTGCATCGGCGGCAGGCGCAGGTCTTATTGCCGTAGGAGTCATCATAAAGGACGGACTTCGGGATGATGTGCTCGACCTCCATATCGTCCCCATTGAGACATTGGCTCAGCGTCAGGATCTGACCACAGTACAGACACTGTTCTCCAGCCTCCTCCCACAGCATATACTTGCGGATACGGGACTTCGTCGGGAAGAGTCCACACTCACGGATCTTCTCTGCGATCGCTTTATTCTCCTTCTCTCTACGGCGGTTGCCCTCTGCCATACGCTCACGCTCCTCACGCGACATCTTCAGCTCACGTGCCAGCTCGACACGGACTTCATCGACGCCGTACTCGACCTTGAGCGCATTGACGAGGTTGATCATCTGGTTGAGGATCTTCTCGACGAGGGGCTGACGCAGCTCATTGCGCTGCAGCAGCGGTATCTTCACCAGAAGCGTGCGCTCGGTGATCTCTTCGCTGGTGGGGCTATTTGAGTGGCGGTAGCCGACGGCTGCGCACGCCTCGCTATAGCCCAGCCCCTGCTGTAGCTGGGGGAGGAGCTTGCAGATGAACTTCGCGGACTTATTCCCGTAGCCAGGCTTGACGAAGTCCAGACGATAGAGCTGATCCAAGAGCCCGCCGTCCAGGTCCTCCTCCTTCATACCGAGCTGCGTGATGAGAGCACGGCGCATCGCATCACGCTCCTCGATGGAGTAGAGGATGTGCCACAGGCGATAGAGGGGCTGGCGGACGTAGCTATCGGTGACGACAGCGACCTCTCGCTCGGTGACCTCACCCGTCTCTTCGTCGGTGAGCTGGACGGTCATCATACGCGTCTCCAGCTCCATATCGAGGAGGTGGTGATACTGCGGATAGGGCTGTAGAGCAGCAGTGAGAGCGACCCGCGTACTATTCCCCTTCAGCCCACTCTTCGAGGTAAGCTGGTCTGCGATGAGTGCCTTCTCCTTGAGAAGCTTCTTCAGCGCGGCGAAGGATAGCGAAGCGCTTGACTGGAGATGTGCGACGATCTTAGCGCGCTCCTCGGGTGTGATATCACGTGGCGAGCCATCGGGACGGATCAGACGGATATTATTCACCGCCTCATAGATACGGCAGAGCTGGAAGAGGGGCGAGGACTTCGGGGCGACCTTCGGGCCGAACTTGACCCTACGCTCGACGAGCTGCCGACCGCCCTTGCCGTCATCCTGCTGGATGCGCATTACCCTCTCCTGCTTCTCGAACTCGCATAG